GTCTATGCGTGCCATCGTGACGGCTTGGCTGTGTGCTGTACCTTCGATCTGAGACATGCGTGATGAGATCTCTTGCACGTCAATCGTGTTGGCCTCGATGTCTTTGACCATGCCTGAGACAGCCCAGACGATGGCCGCACCTTGCCCGACAAGGGCCAGTACTATGGTGGCACCAGTCCATTCGTTACCCCTGCTCATACGCTCAGTCCGCATACTGGGCGCTAGGCCGCATGACTTGGATGCTACCTGCCTGCGCTGCCTCGTTGGCTTGCTCTTGTTCCTCGGCGAGAAACTGCCCGTACTTTTGCTCAAAGATGGGGCCGCGCTCATCGAGGAAATAGTCGGCGGCATACGACAGCGCAGAGTACATGATCAGATCGCTGGACGTCGCGGCAAGCGCGTTCTCATCGCTGTCGGCTGTCATGGTGGCGAACGGGCCATAGTAGCTCACGTTGACCGTGCCACTACTGGGCTCGGGAAACAGCAGTATCGTCGTGCCTTGCTGGCTGAAGTGCGTGGCCGTGCCGACTTGGCCGGTAGCTTTGAACTCAAGCATCTCATGCAGGGGCACCCGCGTCAGGGCGCTGTTGTTATGATATATGTCGAGGACCTCCAGAGCGGTAGCAGGCAGGGCGATAGACCCCGTCTGACCGCTGATTGCATAGGTCTGTATGGCTTCCATCGATGGGATACGGAGAACGCGCTGAATGCGTGAGATGCCCTGATCGATAAAGGTGTCGGCCAGAGCGTTGACGCAATCACTGCGGTTCAGCAAGGCCTTAAAGTGAGTACGAATGGCACCTTTGTTCACGGGCTAGTTCCTTTTATCAGTTGCCATAAAGTAATCCAGAGACTGGTCACGCAAACGCTTGGTGATTTCTTTGACGCTGGCTTTGTAAAGGTCGAAGCCTTCGCGGAGCCATTGCTCGTGAACGGCAACGGGTATCGAGGCGACACGCTGAAAGTCTTTTTCGCGGGTTTCACTACTCGCGTTTCTGCTGTCCTTAAGGTCATCCATGAAGGCGGGGGTGATCTCTTGGGTATGCTTAAAGGTAACATTGTTGCCCTCTTGCAAATACTCTGTTTCAACGCCCAGCAGTGTGCGCGGGGCGGGCTTATTATCTTTTGTCATTTTGAGAGTGCTCTGTGCTGTTGCTCTATTGAGTTTGGAAAAGAGGACCGGCGGGGGAGACGAAGTAAGGAGAGCAACCAACCTTCGTCTGCTTGGTCCCGCCGGACCTCAATGTTTTACACGGGCCTAGGTCTAGGTAAGGCCAGTGATCTTGTGACTATCTGCAAAACTCATGTGTTTTACTGAGCCTTCATAGACGATCTGGTGCTTGTCCGAGTCGCCTGTCTTCGCCAACAAGGTCCGCGTGTAAGGACGCAAGACAACCTGTTTGAACATCGACGGATCAATCAGCCATGCTACTGATGCGAGACTATGGCGGTTCAACACACACTTGTATGTGCCGAAAGGTCCAACATAGATATCGATCACATTCACCAGCGTCTTTGTGCTAGCAAACTCACGATTACGACCTGACGCAGCCGCGAAGTTGGCTACGATGAGCGCATCCGCAGGTTTGATCATCAACACGTCTGGCGTCGATCCTGCTTCATAAGCAGCTTGGCCCGCAGTGAGGATGTGCGTCTCAGTCAGAGCAGCAGATCCTGCCGCTGTAGCAGCGGTGATCATTTGATCGACTGAGGCCATCTTACGCGCAGCCGAAGCTGTGCCCGTGACGGCGGCTTGAGATACACCAACGTAAGCCCGTTCCTGATCGCGCTTCATCTCTTTGAGAACACGCCCAAGTTGATAAGCGGTTTCCTTGGCTCTGCCATAGGTTTTTATGACATCCGCTGTCGCGGAAACTTGGAAAGCCTTCGTGAGGATTTGCGAGGTGTTAGATCGCATGGTTGTAGGTGTCAGAGTACCAATAGTGGCATCTGCTCCTTCGACGGCGGCGTTAACTTGGGCCGCTGAAAGTGAATCTTCCTGCCATTCAAAAGTACGAGCATGTGTTTTCTCGGACTTCATCAAAGAAGTAAAGGGCGTATCCGTGGGTGTAATGTCCGTTATGATTCCTGAGACATCTTCAGCTTGACCCACTTGATTGTAGGTTGTGTAAGTAGCCATTGAGCTACCTCCTTAGTTGTAGTTGGGTTAGGCTTCCCATCTAGCAAGTAAGGCCTCCGCTATATCATCAGCATCACCGCTTTTTGATCGCAGCAAGTCGTGAGCTTTCTTTACTCTCCGAGCTTTGCTGTCCTCTCTTGCTGGTGATTTGGTTGACCTAAGTATCTTCTTACCCGTGTTGCTGTCCTTGGCCCTGATCACCTTGGCCTTCTGCTTTTTAGTTTCAGCAGTGGCTTTGGTTTGATCGTAAAGGCGGGCTTTGTTGAGCAACATTATTACTTGCGGATCGACGTATTGATCCACTTGTTCGCTGGGTAACCCTTGGCTGACCGCATAGGCTCGGATGTCATTGTAGACATCGTTGCTCCAGTCAGGCATTTGGGCTTGAAGAACTTTGACACACTCACTCGCGGCCTGTTGATGCAGCACTTTCTGCTGGTCTTGGGCACCGCGATAAAAGGCGTCGGCCTCTTCGCGTAAGAACTGTAAGTCGGCTTCTGCGTCTTTGCTTTCGGACCTGAGCTTTGCAAAATCATCGGCGTCCATCTGTCGGCTAGCGACTAGCATGTCTACTTCAGAGTAGGGCTTGGCTCGGGCTTCTGCTCTTTCGAGAAGCGTTTGATAACTGATGTTTGCCTTCTGGAAGGCAGCGTCGGCCTCTTTGCGCTGGGCAGCGAGGTCTTGAGACTTACGGGTCAGGCTGGCTTCTTGGCCGTGCAAACGTTTTAGAGCTGCGATAGATACCCGCTGCGTTTCACCATCGACGATGATTTCGACCTCAGTATCGTCATCAATCGACAACTCTACTTCGTCTGCTTCATCTGTCTCGGGTTCTTCGTCGTCGGGGTCCTCGTCGTCCTCTTCGTCGGTCTGCTCGTCGTTGTCATCCTGATCGTCGTCAGACGTATCCTCTAGTGTCTCATCTTCGTCNTCTTGTTGAGGNTCGTCTGNTGCCTCTTCATCCTCTTCGGATAGGGTTTCCCCGTCCTCCCAGCGACTAAGAATGGCGTCCGCAGCGTCATCGGCATCGAGGCTACGGGGTTGAGGTTCTTCGTGTGCTTGGACGTCTGTCATGGTCCTACGTTTCCTCTCGACGGTTGTCGTCTTGATCTATGGTGCGGTCGTTGATCTCATCGCGGATCGACACCCATTGTTTTAGTGTGTTTGCCACGTCTACGAGGGCGCGATAGTGGCGGTAGTTGGTCTCTCGTCCTGCGTCATCTGCTGGGTCCGAATTGACGTATGTTGTAAACGTACCTTCGACCAACGTGTTGACGCAGGCATTGAATGCAGGGCTTGCTAATAGCTGCTCTGCCTCGTCGCCTTGTGCGACAAGTTCTTCTTCGGTCATAGTTTTGCTCTCCTTGGGGGTAGTGCCTTAGCCTGTTGGCGAGGCTATCGCTCTGACATCATCTGCTGTCTTCGCAATCTCTAGCTCGGCTGTATCGACCATAACCTTATGATCTAGCTGGCTCTCTTTCAGGTCTAGGTTGTCAGACTGCATGGCAAACGATTGCTGTGCTTTCATCTGGTCTAGTTGTAGTTTCATCTGTGCCATCTGCGCGTCCATTTGCTGCTTCTGCTCTGCCAAAGCGGTCTGGCGCTCTTGGATTTGCATCTGCTGTTGCTGCATCTGCATAGCCATCTCTTGCGCTGGGTCGGGCTGTGGTGGCGGCAACTGATCTGGAGGTGTTAGGTAGTCAGCGACGTTCTTGATGCCGCTGTTCTCCATGACATGCGACATGAGTTTGTACTGGTTGGGCGCTTGGTACATAGCCGACAGGGTAGGGTCCTGAGACATCAAGCCGTGCAGCGCGAGGTACTTCTGTGCCTCTTGCTCTTGTTCGCCATATCCCAAGTGCATCTCGACAGTGACATCGCGCTTAGATGCCCATTGTGCTGGGCTGATCTCGACGTAGTCGCCTGCCAATTCAACGATCTTCTCAGAAGTCTCGTTCTCAACGCACAGTTCATAGACAAGTTGATACAGGGGCCGCAGGAATCCGTTTGCGAAGTTGCGGGCAATGATCTTTTGGCGCTGCTGCGACATGGTCGCCAGTTGCTCGACCATAGCGGCTGAGTTCTGTTTGCTGACTGCGTCTTTGTTTGTGCCTTGTGACAGCCTGCTAACGCCCGTCGTGTCCTCTTTGTCTTCGTCCAGCATCTTAATCGTGTTGAAGATAAACGGGTTCAGAGGCGCTTGCTGCATAGGCACAATGGCATCGGGTCTGGTGACATTAATGATACCACCGACACGGCCCTCGATGATCTCGCGGGGATTGGTAACGCCGCCCTTAGTCACGACATATCTCGGGTTGTTGGTGATCATCGCGTGGTCAAGAATAGACCGTGTAAGCACCGTGCGGGCGTTCTGGATGGGCACAACCTTAGAGGCAAAGTTGTTTCCCCAGAAGCTGTGTGGAATTGGCAGCGGGGTGAAGACAACGAAAGGCTTTCGGTTGACCTTTTCTTTCTCCAAGAGCACGTTGCCAGCTTTGACCAAACGGTAAAGTTCAGCCTCGCCGGTAGCCTCCACATCAAGCATCATAAAGCATTCGTAACATGTGACGGCGCGGACTTGGTCTTGGTACCCAGCAGCACCAAATCCTCTGTCTGATCCGACCTCTTCATGCCGTGCCAGAAGCTCTGGGTCTGTCTCCATCTCAGTGTCTTCGTGGTCACCGATTTCGTCGATTTTATCCTCGTCGTAGCCCATCTGCCGAAGCTCGGTGATGGTCTTCGTGGATCTGTGGGCACAGAACAGCACGTCATCGAGGTCGCCTTTGGCTTGGGGCTCAATGAGGAACTCTTCGGGGGCCACGTTCTC